GTCTGTCTGTCTGTCTGTCTGTCTGTCTGTCTGTCTGTCTGTCTGTCTGTCTGTAAGGATTCTAATGTATTTCCTGCTATATGCAACACATTCTGATATTTCCTTTGAAAATATCGGAAATCCATACTTTTCACAAACTTTTGCAAATGAAATCTTGGGTTTTAAAACCACAATATTATCAAACGTCAATACAAACTCCTTCAATTCGGGATATTGAGTTGGCACATCCACAAATACTAGCGGGATCTTCTTATATCCACATACATTACGCACTATATCTACAAGGACTGTGCTATCTTTACCACCACTGAATGACACATAGACTCCATCTTGTCCAAACTCATCCACCCAGTCTCTTATTCTTCTAGATGTCATTTTTATTTTCACAGAAAGCGGAGCAGCTTGCATTGAATATAAGCCTGACATTGTATGTTTATTCATATCACTCACTCCTATTTGAACGGTAAATCATCCTCTATGCCCTCTGGTATGCTCATAAAGTCGTTGCCAGAGCTTGGCTGATTGTTTGCATTTGCTGTATTGGACTGCTGACTATTGCTGTTATTCGCATTCTTACTCTCGCAAAATTCCTGTTCCTCAACAACAACATCAGTCGTATAGACTTTATTGCCATCCTTATTTGTATAGCTACCAGTCTGGATTCTGCCAGTTATGGCAATCTTAGTGCCCTGTTTAAGGTACTTCTCTGTAAACTCAGCGCTCTTGCCAAATGCAATGCAGTTGATAAAATCGGCTGTCTGTCCATCACCCTGTTTCTTAAATTTACGATCTACAGCCAATGTATATCTAGCTATACACATCTGATCGCCATTCTGTGAATATCTGATTTCCGGATCACGGGTAAGCCTACCCATCATAATTACTTTATTCATATTATTTCTCTCCATTCTCTCTAATTGTAAATGTTATTCCAACCTCTTCCTGTAATGTATCTATATAGTCCTGCCACTTCACATCTTCGTCAGCAAGGCAAGAAGTTTTAAGCATAAAGCGCTCAATAAACCTACATAATCTATCATGACCAAATCCAAATTCATCGTGCAATGTTGCACATGATAATAAGACCACTGTATCTATCGTGTTCCATTTAACTTTCTGCTCAAATTCACGCATCTTTGACGTCGGAATTTCAAGTGGAACGAAATATGCTCTACGTTTGGCCAGTTCCTTTTCTGCTTCCTCTATGCCCTCACGCTTAATAATCTCTAACAACCAAGCTGCACCGGACATTCTATATTCATGTACTTTTTCATTTGCTTTCGCCATATCTTTTGTACTCCTTTCTGCTTAAAATGGGCATTCATCCTTTGCTCTCAACTGCCATTCTGCTCCGGCTCTTGCAACGCCCACATTTGCATTTTTAGCCACTTTACATATCTCAGTAACCATTCTGTCGGCATTGCTTGTATCAATCCCCAAATGGCACAATATGACGTTCTGTAGGCTATCTGTAGCATTCACCTTAACAAATTCCTTACAAGTAGCTAATTCACAGTGGCCAAGTATCTTATGAGTGTAATTTGGAGTATCAGTATCGACCATATCTTTGATGTAATTACACTCAATTAGCATATGGCCGATATTTTGCTTTTTAAATGTAACCGGGCAATACTCAAAATCCGTCATGTACAATATTTTTTGCCCATCAACCTTGATCAAAAATCCGTAATTTGGAGTGCCGTTGTGTGGGAGAGAAAAACAACGAATTGTAAACTCTCCCATTTTTACAGCCTTACTAACAGATTCAAACGGTTTCCACACTGGTATACCCAGTTTTTTCAAATCAACTGCTGCCTTGATGTGATCTCCATGAGCATGACTTACAATGGCACCAGCGACATCTTTAATATTGTAATCAAGACCTCTCTGTATATCTTTAATTGACAATCCACAATCAAGGATAAGTGTTTCTCCGCTGTTGGAAGTTAGCAGATAGCAATTACCTGTACTTCCTGTTGCGATGCATTTAAGCTTCATCATTTCATACCTACTGTCATAACTGCTGGATTTACAACTCCGTCTCCGTCATAGTCATACTCTTTATTGTGCCATTTTCTCAAATACTCTCCGTATTCCCAGCACTGTGAAAGAATACTAACTGCACATCCGTACATAAATCCTGTTATGCCCTCTGTATCTGCTTCGCGGCTTAATCTGTCGGCATTATCAACAAAACACTTCATAACATCATTACTCTTGCCAATTTCTGCTTCTAGCAGTTCAGCCCACCTTTCAGCATAAGTGAAGCAACCTCTACCGTATCCGTCACTATTCTTGTCGTACCAATCCTTGTATTCTTTCTCTTTGCCTTTAATAATCTTCATAAAATCACTTCCTTAATTTCTCCGTTTCTTCTCTTGCCATTATTCATACCAGCCATCGTCCATTCTAAACTTGCTGATTTCATAGGCTTACTCCTGCATAAATGGTGGTAATATGCTATCTTCTGCCTGTTCTTCGGTTGCTTCTGCTACTGTGGTGTCAACTACATCTGCCTTATCTTCTATAAACTCAACAGCATTAGCATTCTCGGAAATTTCAGCCTGTGCAACTTGATATACCTCGTCCATTTCAACTTGTGCCTGGCGTGCCATTGGGTCATAGTTCTTAGGGTATTTCCTTATTGCATTGTTACACATTTTCCTCTGTATCATGCTCTCCGGAGTATCAAGCCAAGCACCGCTTATAAAAGGTCTTGCAAGCTCACATTCAAGCATTTTATCTACTGTCTTGCATGCTCTTAGGGCATTAAGTATCTCGTCTTTCTTAGCCTTAATTTCTGCTTTCTGCTTTGGTGTGGCGTGGTATCTATCCTCACAAATTCCAAAAGTCTCATTCATTATGTTTTGCTTAACATGAGCTAAAAGATTTACCTTAACACTATCTCTGTCAGCAGAAAGATATGTTACTGTTCCGTCTAACAGCTTAACAGGATATACAACTCTTACCGCTTTATCAGATAATCCGCTTTCTTTCCACTCCGGCTCTGTAACTGTAAGGCCTTTATGCTTAGGTGGTATGTAGTTGTCGCCCTCTTTAATTACCCAATACGGATATACCTGTTTAACATCTTTTCCGTAGTTTGCAAGTAAAGAGTCATAACCTGCACCCTCAATTCCCATTTCAACCTGTTTCTGCCATATATCCTTGCCTGTCTGTGGATCGGTTCCTACCTTTACATTTCGTAGCTGGAAGTAACACTCCCTTGGATATGCGCTTGCATTTAATTTGAGACTTGCACATCGCTTCACAATTCCTCTCAAATTGCTTGTATCAAGGTTGCCCATGTTAATCTTAGGGTCGTTCTTGACAAGGTTGAATATGCTTGTCATGGCTTCCATGGCGCACTCTTTGGCATAATCGTCCATATCCATGCCAACAGTTTTGTAATCATCAATAATAAGCCCTGTTATTGCATTGCTCCATTCACTTAATGAAGTAGTAAATGCTTTTTTTTCTGCAATTGTCGTACTATTTTCCATTTATTTATCCTCCTCATGTAGTACTTCTTTTAAAATTTCTGCAATGGTTTCTATTACTTCTGCCTTGAGCTCATCAACAGTCTTTTTTGAGTTTTCAATAGCCTCTTCAAGCTCATCCTCACTTATATATTCACGTAAACATTTAAGTAATACTACTGTTTCAGCTCTAACTTCACTCCTAGAACCATCGATTTCAACAAATCCTTTGACACACTTAATCATATTTATTTCTTCTTATTTCACTTGATTTATTTAACAATTCCTCCACATATACATCCATGGAATGGCACAATTTTACACAGTTACCATGTAGCATATGATTCTTCAAAGCACCATATTTTTCATAAAACTTTTGTTTTGTCATCTTGCCATTATTAACAAGTTTCGCCCAAACTCTTAGTTTTTTACGAATTTTGCGCTTATTTGCACCATTCAATTTCCGTATATACTTTCCATCTTTCGTTACATAGTGATGGAAACCTGTAAATAAAATTCCGTTTTTAAACGGAGTTATTTGTGTCTTGCCATTAAGTGATAATCCCAGGCTTGCTACAAATTGATTTATGCAATCCAGACAATGTTTCAAGTATTCTTTGCTTGGTGCAATCAGATAAAAATCATCCATGTATCTACCATACAATTCAATTCCCAGCTCACCTGTTATAAAATGATCTAACCCATTTAGCATAAGCAATGCATATACTTGTGCTACCTGATTGCCAAGTGGCAGTCCTAAACCAGTGGTGCTGTCAATGTATAGATGATTTAGCCATTTTGTGTATTCGTCATCAAAATAGTAATCGACTATATCTTTCAACACTTCATGATCTATCTGATAGAAAAATTTTTTAATATCACACTTCAAAATCCAACCGTCAAGGTCGTGCTGATTATAAAATTCAAGCATGTGTTCTTTCAAACAATCCATACCAAAGTGGGTTCCTTTGCCGAGTTGCCCTGCGTAGTTTGTTTTTATAAATTCATACTTCAACCTTGGAAGCAAAATATTGTCACATAAGCAATGCTGAACTACCTTATCTTTGAACGAACATGACTTAATCACTCTTTCTTTAGGTTCATAGACCTTAAACTCGTTATACGGATTCACCCGATATGTCTGATTTTCAAGTTGTTCTTTCAACATATGAAGTCCTTCAAGACTCATTGCTTCAAATTTTGCAGTGCTTGAATTATGTTTTTTACCACTTTTAGCTTTTCTGTATGCCCTATACAGGTTCCCATAATCACATATAACATCTTTATCCATAGTAAAAATTCCTTTGTATTTATCCTTTTGGGAAAGGTCACACACCTTTTTGTATCTTTATCTGATTTCGGCTTAATGCCTACTCTTACTGTCTGTGTGATACAGAATGGGCGAACACCGTTGTTGTTGTTACAGTTGTTGTTGTTGATATTGCCAGCGGACGAAACAACGGTTTATACAGTGTGTAACCTATATTTTTATTTACTGTCATTACTTGCCAATCTTTTCTTGTCGCCTGTTCTCCAAGCAATTGCCATATGCTTAACATCGGCTACCATTTTCGACCAGTATTCCATGCTTTTCACATTGATAATGTTTAATTTCATTGATAATTCAATGTAAAATAAAAGTTCATCACATTGTGTTATAGCCTTTGTCTGCAGTTCTGATCTTTCTTCAAGGCAAGTTTCCAAATTCGTCCTATTTGCTTCATACAAATATTCGTATATTTTCAATGCTTTATTCTGCATTTTGTCAACAAGCGAAAATCTGTATTTCTTTGGGTATCTATTGCAATTTGAAGTTATACGAAAAGTGTGTTCAGCCAAATTCTTTGCCTGTAAAATCACTCCAAACTCTTTCTCCGCCATATCATTTAATCTCCTGATTCAAAGATTGAAGATGAGAAGATACAAACTGGGCGAACACCGATGCCGTAGTCACAGTAGTAGTCGTTGATACGGCCAGTGGACGAAACAACGGTAACGGTTCTTTTGTAATCGTTGCATGGTGTACTCCAAGGGCTGAGAAGCCACCACCAATAATCTTTGGTGTTTGGTATGAGGTTTCTATACTTTCTGTATTCGTCAACAGTAAGAAGAGAGACCTTATCCTCACACTTGCCATATTCTGTCTGACCGTCAAGAGATAAAAGATCTCTCTCAAACGGAACTATATTTTCCAATCCTATTTCTGCGCCAATCTTTTCATAAAACTCCCCATTAAGATAGTCACGAAGACTACTGTTTTCCCAGTTGTTTGAATTTGGATCAAACTCCATATCTTCAATGTTATCAGCCAGACAAATATATCCAGCACTTGTGATATCAAGAATCTTCCACGTTGTATCTACAAGTTCAAATGTATCTCCGATGCCGAGCCCTTCCGGAAGATTGATTGACTTTGAGGTTGCTTTTAGCACTGCAATCTCATTTCTGAGATCATTAATCTGTTCCTGTAATACTCCCATTGTTAATGTTGCCATAATTACTCTCCTTTCTTTGATACAAAGATATTAGATTTTAAGATACAAACTGGGCGAACACCGCAGTTGATGCTACAGTCGTAGTTGAAGATAATGCCAGCGGACGAAACAACGGCGATGCTATAACTACAACCTCTTTCCTCAGTGCTCCAAGGAGTACATGTCCACCACCAATCGTCCAAGTCCTTATTAGGAAGTAAGTTGTTGTACTTCCTAGCCTCATCAAAAGTAATAGGTCTTACCTTGCATTTACAATCATCAAATTCATGCTGCATATCAACTGATGTTAACTCAACAGTATGTTCAACAAGATTGTTTTCTCCAACCTCCGACTCAATTATCGGCTGAATCTCATCCTCAATCACTTTCTTAAGGTTGGACTCGTTGTAATCTCTTGAATCCTCATCATAAACTAGGTTTTCGGCCATAAAATCCTTGAAAATAACCTTGGTTTCGAAACTCATCTGTTCAAGCACAATAAAGTCGTTCTTTCCAATCTCAAACACATCTCCAGGTGCTAAGGTTGATAATTCTACCTTGTTCTTTCTTTCTGCTTCTTCAAGCTGCCTTACAAGCTCTCTTGCTACTTCTAATGCCTTATTCATCACATTACCTCCAATTTCTCGCTGTCGTTTACGGCAAGCATTATTATCTGACCATCTACCATGTCTACAGCATTCTGCTGATTTGCAGAATCAAGACTCTCTGCATCATCAAGCCACATAGGACAAGCAACATTACTAATCTGTTGAATACTATTGCAAATATCGATTCTACCGAGAATCCTGTTCCCTTTGTTACTCATCGTGGTAAGAATACTCTTCCCGTCTATAGTAGGAATACATGTTGACTTATATCCGCCGTTTTTAGCAAATTCAAATAGCTGCCACTTTACCAAATTAAAATGTTTGTTTATTTCATTTGTGAGAACTTCATTTTTAGCCTTATCAAGATCATCTAACAAATCAAGAATCTTCTGTGCATCCGTTTGAGCCTGTCCAAGATTGCGCTTATTAGCCAGCAACTCTTCAAGCCTTGTTTCGTCAGCTTCTGTATCAGACTTAGCGATCTTGGCTTCGCACTCAGTTAACTCCTGCCTGAGTGCGGTCTCTTCGGATTTTAATCTTGCCCTTGTGACCATTGTCTCCATACCAACCATGTTAATTTCAAACGCCTCTATTTGCGCCATCACGCCGATATACTCATCATCACCTGATATGTCAACGCATAATGGAAGTGCGTTATATTCTTCTTCAAGCTTGGTAAGCTTTGTTCCTGTATCAGCAACAGTCTTTCGATTGAGTTCATTGCATTTTTTAAGTTTTTCTATATGCTCCTCAATCTCCTTGATCTTCTGAGCTATGGCATTGCCATCAGCCTCAACTGCTGCCAGTCGCTCAGCTTGATTCTGTGCAAAATCACTCTTAAGTCTTTCGATATCTTCTGCCGGAAATTCTCTATGGCAAGTCGGACACACAGTAGTAAGTTCGTTAAATTTCTCAGCATTAACGGATTTCCATTCGGCAACAAATTTTTCCTTCTTTGACCTTAAAATACCCAAAGTTCTTGTTGACTGGTCGATATCCCAGTCGTTATCAGAAATTCCCTGGATTACGCTCATCTGAGTAGTCTTGCAATCATCTATCGCACTTCTAAGCATAGATCTCTTACAATCAAGATCCTCATTCGCCTTATTCTGCATTGCGGATATTTTGAATTTTAATTTTAGAATCTTATCCGCAATTTCGTCATGTTCAGCAGTTACCTTATCCATGTCCAGCTGATCTTCCACAACTTTGCTCAACTTTTCTTTAATTGCATTTTTCTGCAATTCCAAGGCGGATATATCTATTGACTGTTTGATCTGTATATCTCTTTCCTTTTCTGCTATCTGTCCGTCAAGAACTGGTAGTTCCTTTGCAACTTTGGACTTTGTGGCTTTATTCATTGCTGAAAGCTCGTCTGCCGTATACTTCTCAAGGAGTGGAACAAGTTCAGTAAGTTCAACTTTGCTTTTTGCGACATCAACATCTGATACTCCATCTACTAATCCAAACAGAAATTCTCTCATTTCTGTTGGTTTCTTCGACAAAAATGCATTGATGTTACTACACATCTTGAGAATAGACATATCAACGTCAAGATATGCATTAAAATCTCTTAATGTCTTAGGCGCATCGTTGATTGAATAAGAATTATCATCCTTGTAACTGCTGCCATCTTTGCTATATTTCCTCTTCTGAGACTTACGCATGACGACTTCCTTGCCATCAACGTCAAACACGGCCGTAACTGACACATCCGCGTCATCTACAGTCTTACCATCAACCATACGGCGAATAGGTGGATTATCAGAAAGCTGATAATCACAGTTGAACAACAGCCACATATAAGCGTTAGTTATTGAGGATTTCCCTTTGCCGTTGGAAGCAGCAATCTTAGTGTTATCCCCAAAAATAATTTCCTTATGTGCATAACACATGAAGTTTTCTAAAATTAACTTTTTCAAACTGATTCTCATTTTTTATCTACCTCCAGTGGCAATTCACCAAGTATAATAAGTACCACATCCAGATCTATATACTTTTCTCTTCTTGCTACACTTATGAGCACATCGGCTCTCGTCTCCATATCTATTAATTCCTCATATCTATCACGAGGAATAGTCACACTGTCTGCGCTGCTGTTATTACATGCCCCTTCGCAACTAATTTCCATCTTTTTTCTCCTTTCTTTCTTCAAGCACTTCAAATCTTGAGACAGATACCTCATAAGCTGTCTTTTTCTCTTCGGTGCCATCCTCATAAAATTTGTTGTATTCCCTTGACTGAAATCTGCCAGTTATGCCAACCATAGAATTAAGTGGTACATCTGCGAATCGGTCAGCGCTCTTGCCCCACAAGAGGATTGGAATTAGATTTCCAATTCTATTAGGGAGATTATTGATTACTCTAGTATCGCTAACCCTGTAACCCCTAGGTGTTAACCTAATTTCTATATCAGCATATTTATGGGCGATAAAATCAATTCTGTTTTTATCACACGTATAGGGCTTGACCTCATGTACCTCTATATATACTTTTGTGTGATTTACACCTGTTGAATCGACAACATGCTTAGTGCGGATATGCCCGACTACCTCTACATAATCAAATTTGCTGATATATGAGACCTTACTATCTTCAATATAACAAGGCACTAAATCCTCTGTTCCACTCAGTCGCCTTGCACTTATAGTCATGTAATAATATGACTTGTCGCCTATTGAAAACTCATATATAGGTGTGTCAATTACGCATCCAGCAATTATTGCACTGTTGTTATTCCAGTTTCTCCTTTCTGCCATTTCTTTCCTCCTCAATAATCTGCATTTTTTCGTCAATCATTATGGCTACCACAATAAGTCCCCCCATAATGATTATTAGTATAATTTTTAGCCATAATGGCAAAGAAATTTCGATTACATCAAGCCCAATAGGGATTATGAACACTCCCACATACATAATTGCTCCTATGACAGTACAAAGAGCACGAATAATTGCCGTGTCCATATTTTCCCTCACGCAATCACCTCCTGGTATCACAATACTGGTCTATGTTCATCTGGGCATTAGCACCGCTGATCTGCTCGGATAGTGCCGTTGGTGCTGAGTAACCGTCGATAAACTCTCTCACATTGTCTATGTACCTACGCTTGATACTCTTATAAGTAGAAACACAGCCAAATTCACGCTTGAGCTGACCATACATATCTCTAAATGTCTGGCTCCTTATGCTCCTGTCGGCATATGCTTCACTATCCTTACCACCTAAGATTGATACCACCTTGCGCTTGACAAGTTTCTGAACCTCGTCTATCTCACAGCCGTATAAGGGCATATCGTTTTCAAGACTGCCTATCTTGTCCTCAACCCTGTCCACTCTCTCTGCAAGCTCTGTATTGCCCTGAGCAAGTAGCTGAATCTGCTCCAGTGTTGTAAGTGGCTTATTGTAGCCACCTGTTTTGCGGATAGATGGAAGTACCTCAGATGTTACCCATCTGCGAAAACTCTTTGCGTTTGGCTTGTCACTTCGCAAGATAACCGCATATAAGCCACTCTCAGTTATGAAGTTCGTTTCACCCTGACGCCCTAACTCTAATTTAGTGCGTTCATCATCATCTAATCGCTGAGCGACCTTTGATGGGTTCTGAATGTCCAGCACCTTACAAACATCTACCAAGCAAAATAACGGCTCTCCATCTACAACGGCGGTTCTCATATTAAATTCGCCATCTGTAAATAACTGTATTTCGTTCATACTTCTCCTTTCCTTATAGTGTAAATTTCTATAGCTACTCCTTTTCCTTTGGGCTGCTCTCCGCCGCGTCTGCCAGTGTCTCTGCCTTGCCTAGTAAGTAGCCTTTGTCAAACTCTGACATGCTCGGTAAAGTCTCTTTGAGTTTTTCAACTATCTGCTTTTCCTTTTCGCTCATGTTTTCACCTCCTTTGTTCATCTGATGTACACATGATAGCACATTAAATCAACACTGTCAACATATTTGTTGATTTAATGTACATTATGTGGTAATCTATTAAATGAAAGGAGGTACAATATGAAAGAACGAATTAAGGCAGTGAGAATCAAAGTTGGTAAAAATCAAACGGACTTTGCTCAAAGTATTTCAGTTTCAAGATCAGCTATTTGTAAAATGGAAAGTGGTGAAAATTCCCCATCAGAACAGACAATCAAAATTATATGTAAAGAATATGATGTCAACGAAGAATGGCTGAGAACTGGCGAAGGAGAAATGTTCATACAGAAGAGCAAGGAAGAACAGCTCGGAGAAATGCTTGCCGAGATCACCAAAGCAGATGATGAGTCTTTCAAAAAAAGATTGATTGTTGCTCTTGCTAACCTTGATGAAAATGGTTGGGATAGCCTTGAAAAATTGATTGATTCAATTTCAAAGAAATAAAAAACACCCCAAGAAGTACCAATGGTACTTCTTGGGGTTTGTTTTACTTAATGAGATTCATAACATAAGCATATAGTATGTTAATTATGCGTTCGTCTGCTATCTTTTGTACTGCATCTGTTATTTCTTTCTTTTTTTCCTCCACAACCTATACCCCCTATACAAATTATGCTATCATTTGTACTTTATAATATATGCAAATACAAATCTGTTTATTCCATCAAGAATATAATAAATTGGGTAATTGCATTTTCTTATACGCCGTGATAGGATGGGAATATATAATTATGGGAGGGATAATAAAATGGCAAATACTCGAATCTGCCCGAGATGTGGCAAAATAAATGATGTATCATGGCGATTTTGTTGTAATTGCGGACTAAGTATGTACGCTCCAAGACCTGTTCCTCAACAAGCGCCACCTCCACCACCGCCATTAACACCAGCCCAGCAAAAACAACAACAGCAACAATTAATTGCTCAACGAAACAAACAAATAACGTACTATAGACAAAACGGGATTGCGTATTGTCCTAGATGCTTAAGTATTCACGTTGATTCTGTTGGCGGTGAAGTGATGGGAGCGCGCGATCAAAAGACGAAAACAAGGTACACAGTTAATTTGAACCCATTTAGACCGTTTACACTTGTAAATAAAAAAGAAAAGGTCGTTAGAAAAGCTAATCCGGGTAGATTTGTTACTACATGGCATTGCAATGATTGCGGATTTGTTTATAAATAAAAATCAGTCATGCCGAGAAAATTCCCAAGATCTTCAAGCTCAGCGATAGAAAAATCAGTTTTGCCATTCATTTTTGAATTAAATGTGGCAATGCTCTTATCAATAGCACTTGCACACTGAGCATAATTCTTTCCTTTCTCCCTTATAACGCCTTTGAGCTTTGGTAAGTTCATATTGTGCCCTCCTTTCTTTCATATTGTGATAGTATTATAGTATCAAATAAGAAAGGAGGTAATCATCATGGCTAGCCAGTTCGGATTGAGGGTTGGCAACAACATCCGCAATTATAGGTTAGCAAAAGGAATGAGTATGAGGGAACTTGCTGGAAAGGTTGGTCTCACCGAGGCTACTATCCAGAAATATGAAACAGGTGCAATAAAAACACTTGATGTAAGCATGTTGATGAAGTTTGCAGAAGCCTTAAATATTCCACCAGAAGATGTTGTTGGTTGGGATAAGGTTGAGAAGAGAAACGATGAAAGCATGGAAGTAATGAAAAAGTACAACTTGCTTACAGATGGTCATAAGAAAGCTGTACTTGATCTAATTAATAACCTTATACAATGTCAGAGCTAAGTGAAGTACAATTGATTTAGTATTTCATACACTCTTTGGCATTCCTTTTGGGGGAGAACTTGTAGGAGTTGGTCAATTTCCTTTACAAGTTCTCCTTTTTCTTTTGAAATCATGTTATTTCCCATATTTTTACCCCTCCCATACAAATTTGCTATCATTTGTATACTTATATTATATGTGCAAATAAATTAAAATAGAAGTCTAATTTTTTGTCATAATATATGGTAATTTGGGGAAATACATGGTACTATGACTGTAATATATACCACATGGGAGAGGTGAATACAAATGAGTAACTTTTTAATTGTGTTTGGAGCAATAATAATGTTTTTAGGGGCTGGCATATGTGTAGCATTGACTATAATATTATTATGTAAAAATAAAAAAGCTATGCCATTTATAATAGGCATCTTTGGTTCTATGATTGTTGGCGGAATATTACTTGGAATAGGTTGCGCGAATCAGCCCGAATCAGGGCATAAAGAAGTTGCATATAACACTACAGAAGCAGAGGTAACTGAAAAACTTACAACTGAAGAGACAACTGAGACACCGACCACAGAAGAAGCAACCGAGGAAGAAACAGAAACCGCTACCGAAGAGGTTAATGCAACGGATATTTCAGATATGCAGTTTCAGTCTTATTGGGATATGGCAAAAGAAACTGTAGAAAGTTGCTTGAAAAATCCTAAGTCAGCAGATTTTCCATCTTCTGTTTTTAATCAGGGCAATATTGCCATGGAACGAAAAGGACACCTTGTTGTGGTGCAAAGTTATGTATATAGCACAAATTCATTTGGAGCTGAGGTTAAAAGTGATTTTACTGTAGAAATGTTAGTATATGATACTGACAATTTTATATATGATGTTGTCTATCTCAATATTGATGGAGAGACAAGTGGAGAATATGTGAGTCTTGACGAATGGGATGAAACAAAAACAAGCGGAGAAAGTGAATAATCACAATCTCCGCTTTTCCTTAATAATTTGTTCCTATGCAAAGGAAAATATAATCCACATCTGTTGATGTCTTAGCATCTTTGGAATTAAACGCAAGTGTTAAGGTAAAGTTATTATCACTGATTGTACCCCATGGGAAACTACTCGGAGTATGTACAAAAATCGGTTCACCTTGTGTTGACATCATTATAGGCACTACTTCTTTTGTTCCTTCTGGTACGGCAATACTTATTGTTGCTTCTACATACTCATTGTTATTTGGCACGGTAAAAGAAGCTGATAAAACATCTATTAATGACTTTGTTTGCAACACAGGGATTAATTCGTTAATGTTTGATGTGATTGCATTAATAAGTCCTGCATTAAAATCGTCGCCTGTTTGATCATATTCTGTCACATCTTCAAAACTTACCGTTCCATCGTCATTGTGAATCATGTTGTATCTTCTTTTCCCGTTCATTCCAGATGACAGTATATCATCTCTATAGTCATTATTTAATTCCTGCATAATATATTACCTCCTATATTCTAATGTCTTTATATGCTCCCATTCTGAATGGAATGCGTTTTCTCGTTTGTCTTATTCTGTCAAGCATATCTTTTATTTTTTGGCAAGCATTTTCAAGTCGGCTTATCTCTTCGGAGCCAATAAATGCACCATTGTCATAGAATGTTTGCTTAACACCTATATCTTGAGGGAATACAGTGTTATTAATTCGATCAAGATTGTTTTCAAATTTATTAAATTCATCTGCATAATAAAAATCTGTGTAAGTTTTATCTGCACCCATATCTTCAAAGTTTACAACCGGTGCACACAAAAGTTCTGCTTGTTCCTTTAAATAATATATATTATTCTTAATTCTGTTGTAGTCGGAACATTCAAATACATCGCCGCTTTTCCAATTTGTCTTAGGTTCATTCCACAATTAATCCACCGCCTTTCTAGCACTAAGTCTCCCACTCCATGCACCATTAAATGTAAGTTCATTTTGATAAGCCTTAATTTTTGCTGTTGAACTATTGGTTTTAATCAGATTGAATAAATCCCCGGCATCTACGCTAGGGTCTCCACGCCAACTTATTGAATAATCAACTGCACCTAGGTAATAATTCGCTAACCAATCATCAAGCAAACTAGCTACTTCTGTGTTATCAACAAGTGGGTTGTTCCAATTAACTGTTTTGGCCCCATTGTTATTGTATCTATGGGTTAATCCTTTAGTGTCCACAACATACTCATATCCACTGACTGTGTACGTAAGTGTTGTATCTTTGTCAGTTAGACCATCAAATTTTAGCATGCAGTAATAGGCACCACTTTCTACAACTGTAACTGTCACATTACTTGCATCAGTGATGGCGGTATAACCGTGACTAGGTGCTGAAAAGTCAACTTTCACAATATTGTTGTTGGAATTGACAGTAATTTTTTCGGACACAAGTTCTTTTTTGTCGGTGCCGGGTTTATATGATTGTTTTTGAACGGTAATTGACTTTAATTTATCTTCCATCGTAACAGTTGGTGTATCAAACATATCATCTTTGGACAGTTCATAGTCTGTTGCGTCACCAATTCCAACATAGTCTATTGACACTCTTGCGTATGGCTCAACTTTTGTAAATTCTATAACAACTTTGTTCGCAGAGCCATAACGATTGTAGTCTGTCCAGTTAAGGCTATCTACATCGGTAATAACAACATCATCAACAAGCGTATCATTATCATAAGTTTTTATAGTAAATTCAAGAGGTTTACAATTTCTAAAATTAATTATAAATCCATACCAACTGTAAGATATATCTAAATTGAGAGTAATTGTAGGATTTGCAGAAAACTCGCCAATGCCGTTTGCTATTTCCTTGCTCACATATCCTACTTCTTTATATATTTTGTTTTTAGGTAAAAAACAAAGGTTCCCGCTGTCAAGTCGTGAAAACCCGGTACTGCACATTGCGTAAGCTGTTTTCATGCTCTGCACCTTCTCCTATTCTACGCATAAGTCCATCGTGAACGAGTGTTTTTCACCGGGCTGTAATGTTACCGGTTCAATAACTTCACGTGCTAACATCATTGCTCCTGTAAAAGCATTTGCATAGCTCGCATATAATCCAACCTCTGATATGGTTAGTGGCGCATTGCCTGTGTTTTGTATAACCCTTGTAATATTTATCATAGAGCTTGAGAATTTTAGTGGTATAGCCTTTGTTTGTGTGACAATTTCATAGTCCTCTGTCACATTTTCAAGCTTTATATCTGCCACTGTCGCTGGTGTTGTGCCTGTTCCTAATACCAAATAAACTCCGGTTGCGGATGAGCTAGGCACATTTTTTAAAGGCAATAGTGCGCTAAACAACTGTTTAAGCCAGGAGTAACTTGCACTGGCTGATTTGCCTTCTGTAGTTTTACATACATCATAATTGCCTGAGGTGCTTTGAAGGTTTACACTAATAAGCCCTGCGGAATTATTTGTCAACATATATATACTTCCTCCTTTAATCTAATGTATTATCTATCTCATGTGTCACTCGGCACTGCACCACGCCGGATATCATTGTTGTGCTTAATATCTGTGTGTCCGATGTGCCTGTCTGTATCTTTCCGACATTCTCAGCCATCACATCAAATGTATCTGTCGCCTCTGTGCTTACACCTTTTTCAGTGATAGCACTGGCGACTTTAGACTTGCCATCACTGACAGATTTTTTTACTTCTGCAACTTCATCTGATATTGTTTTTATACTTTTGTCTATCTTGTCCATGTCTCCTGTGTAATCTGTTCGCCAATCTGGAATATCATCATTACCGAATTGGCATAATTCAAGATTTTTTGTTTTATTTTGTGATGCCAAAAAATCACCTCTCTATTATTTAAGTTTAAATTTTGCTTGCGTAGCATACTCATAAGCTGTTAATTTGTATGAATTATACTTGCTTGCTGTCAGCCTTAACATTGCGTACTGTTTAGCTGTCAATGCTCCATTATCATCATGTAACACGCTGTCAATATCACTAAAATCTAATTGTCCATTTGATGATATTGTTTTTGTGGGTGTAATTGCGGATTGTATATGAATCCTATTTTGCCTGTCAATGGACAAAGTGCATCTGCCGGCATTGGCAATAATTTGCAAACACTCCGCATGTGTAGTAACTGGTAACGGATTGTGCGTTACAGTATTTTTAAGAAAATTATCAAGAAAATAGTTACTACTGTCTGTAATTCCGGCATCCGCCAATACTAGCAATGCCAAATCATACAAACTAATTCCATTTGCGTAATACTGACCTTTATAGTATTGCCCGGTTAACAATGTAAATCTATCTGTAGCATTAAATGTCGCTTCTCTACTATTAGCCGACCATGCGGATAAGTAAGTGGTTTGCTCCGGCAACCATTCAATATTGCCCTGTCCGTCTACATCATAGCCAAACTGTACTTTAACCTCTTGACCGATTCCCATATACTGTATTGCACTGTCTGGATTGTCTGGATCGTAATATTGATCTTGATTATCAACTTTAATCATAACATCCATTGATGGTATGGTTTCTGCTATTGGAGATACATATTCTTTGCTACTGTAGTCCATTACCTCTTCGTTGGTAAATGTTTTTGCAAGACCACACTTAAATGAGTATATCCTTAATCTGTTCTGCCCATAGCGCATTTGAACTGGCTCAATTGTAATAAATGTTATGTCTGTAAAAACATCTTCCGTTATCCATACTTCATCAGCATTACGATAACGTGTAGTGCCATTGTTAGTAATAATATCAAACTCAGTCGGATAACATTTTCCAAAATTGACAGTCAAGCCCTTAATAGTATGCGAATTTGCTAGCACCATTGTAACTGTTCCCATAATATCAGCAGTTACAATGCCGTTGTTATAGTAATCGGTGCCAGTTCTAGGCAAGAAAAAAGCATTGCCATCGAGGACAGCAATGCCAGGTTCTGCTGTAGCATATATTCTAGTTACTTCTTCGTCATCAAAAGGGGCAATGTCATTAGAATATGCTACTGTTTTTGTTTGTTTGTCTAGTTTTATTTCGTTTTGGGCTCGGGAATTTACAAGGCCTATTGTTGCTTTGATATAACCTCTGTTTCGGTTAAGGGACTTCATAGATTCCTTATATTTTTTGCTTACATTTTGCATTACATCACCTACCAGTATCTATAAGGTTGAACTGACAGTTACGATATTTAGTTACTATGTGCGATTTGGGACTTGCAAACAATGGTTCTGCTGTTCTGTCGCCTGGGTACATTATAATTGTTATCGGTTTACCTGTGCGATAATCTTCAAATGTAACTGGAATATAAAATGGTTCAACCGCTTTTAACATTGCTTGCCAAATTTTTGGTTCAAGGCCGACCCACTTCATGTTATCCAACTTGTATAAGTCTCTGCCAATCCTTTGACCGATAGTTACATTGTTTGCATTACGCCCAGCATTAACTGTCGTTGTAATGGTATAAGTAAAGCCAACGGCCGGACACGGAAAGTCCACACCGTTGACATTTAAAAAACTTGATAATCCTTGTGCCATATTATCACCTCTATGCTGTTGTAAATTGATGACCGTTACGTGATCTACGCCTATCCGTTTCGCTGACAAGGGTTCGACCATCAATATTGATAGATGTATCTTTATCTGCTGTTTCCCTTGTATTCCGGGCAATTTGGGAGAGATAAGGCGTAAGTGCGTCATCAACTGCTTGCCTAACTCCACTTGCTATACCGGCGGTAATCTGTTCGTTGTTTGCAACGACAGACTTTCCGTTGTCAAACTTACCCATTATCTCACCTTGGTTTGCACGGAACCATCCATCTTCTGGGAATCCTCCGGTTGCATAAGTTGGCATGAAACTAAAAGTACCAGACATTGCTTGCTTAAGTGGGTCTGATGCTTGCTTAACATTGAATTTTATTTCTTTTTGGGACATACCCATAAAGATTTTGTTTGCAGCATTTTCACCAAGTTTTTTTAAGCCCTCATCTGTCTGCGTCTTAATATTGTACTGTACACTCTTGCCACTAAAGTTCTTTTGCAATGTGTCGTTAATTGACTTGACCACACTACCACTAGTTGTTGGCTTGCCGTTAACAGCGGTATTTGCATTATACTTAACTGTTTTATCTTTCCAGTACTGACTGAAAATATTGGATATACTAGAAAGTTTTTCGCCTGTAGTAGTGTTCTGACCATTGATAGCAGTTTGCGCATCATACTTAGCACTCTTGCCTTTCCATACAGATGACCACCGATTAGCTATTCCGGATAAGATGCTGCTACTTGGTGTATTTTGTCCATTTGTGGCGGTTTGCGCATCGTACTTAGCATTCTTGCCTCTCCAAGTATCGGCCCATAATTTTCCTATATTTCTTATGGTCGCTACGTTGTCTGTCTTATTATCATTTACTGACGTGTCTACGTTGTAATCAACGTTTTTCCCACCAAAAATTGAGATCGCACCGCGGACTGATTTATTCAGCTTTTTATAATCTTTATCAGTCTTTCCGTTCGTGGTCGTTTCAATATTGAACTTGTTGCTTATGATTCCTGATAATCCAACTATAGGGCTTGTTTTCATTCCGAATTTTGCAACGCTGCTTAATTTGTCCGCAATTTTCTTGAGATATTCCCAAAGTGTTTTCAATTTTTCAGTAATTGAATTTAAAACAGGCTTAATAATATCCCATGCAATTTGAACTTTTGCACTTATATCCGCAATTTTTTTAACAATCCAGTTACCAATTAATTGCCGAATAACTGAACTAATTGCTGATGCAACAGCCAATATAGGTGAAAGCACAGTTTTTATTGAATTTAATGCCGGAGAAATTTTTTCACCTATTGCATTGGCAACTTTTGAAATAACCGAATAAACCGTACTTAACAAATTTGAGACTGTGCTTAATGCGGGTTTTAATACTGTTACAACCTTATCTGTATATGGGGACAATTTGCCCACACCAGATTTGATCTTGTTGATTATATCTACAATTAAATTCATCGGTGCTATGATATATTCAAGTGCTTTTTTTATGCCCTTGAATAATTTGGAATTGGATATTTTGCTATATGAGCCTTCTCCAAATACTTTATCAATTATTGCTTGGCCTACACCTTCATATATTTGCATTGGAATCTTAGGTATTTCCTTGGCCATAGTAATAATCAAAGAACCAAGGTTCCAAACAAGGCTTCCCCAATTGATACCACATATAAAATCCACAACTTTTTGACCAAGTTTTTGCCAGATGCCGTCTTGATTAATAGTCTCAAAAGCACTAACTATTGTCTTACTTATTCCTATTGCAAAGTTAGATAAGGTTGCTCCTGTAAGTCCAGCGTCCCATGTGTTAAGAAATCCAGTTATTGAAGATATAAGCGATTTACCCAAGTTTTTCCAATCAAAATTGATTGCAAAAGTATTTCCAGCAGTAAGTGCTGTATTTATTGCGCCGGCAATTGTTGAACCAAGATTAGAGAACAATCTCGGAGTAATGAGGCCATTCAAGAAGTCGGCAAGTCCTTTGCCAAAATTTTTTGCCTTTTTGTATACCTTATTCCACTTAATAGATTCCATTGCCTTAGACAAACTATCACTGATATACTTGCCTAATTGGTTAAGGTTCTTGATGCTAGACTTGTAAAGTCCCTCTGCTTCTTTGATTATATACTTAAATCCGCTGTCACCACCAGCACCGTTTACACCAGTGCCACCACCAGACCCGTTACCTCCACTTGTACCCGTGTCATTGTCCGGTTCAACAACATTTAACTCATCAATTCCAAGAAGATGTGTTTTTAAATCTTTGGCCGCTTTGGCGGCTTTTTTAGTTCCACTTGCCATATCATCAGCAGCACCGGCAGCGCCTTCAAAATCATCAGATATAAAAACCTTTTGTATCTCCAACTTCCAGCCGAATATTGCACCAAGGGCATTGACTACCTTTTCGGAGAATGCATAAACCGCCGATAAAGCCTTATTAAGAGCCTGTATAAGAGGTTTAAGCATATTAACAAATGCATTACCCCAAACACCAGCAACCATCTCTATTTGCTCCTGCAAGACACGTAACTGGTTAGCCCATGTCTGGCTTGTACGTGCAAAATCCCCTTGTACATTCTTGGTGTTATCCATGACATACTGATATCTCAGCATTGTTTTTTCTAGCTGAGACATAGAGGATATGTTGGCGTCAAGACCTTTTTTCATCGCATACTCTTTAAGGGTTGCATTTGTAAGATCAATACCAAAAGCTCGCATAGGCTCTGTCTCGCCAGTAAAGATTGACCATAATTTACGCGAACTTTCTTCCTGTGAAATATTGTAGAAAGAAGCTAAGTCTGCCGATAATGCAGTAAGTTGTATCGACATATCAGACATGTCTTTAACAGGGGCTCCCATTGCGAGTCCCATAGCTTGAAATCTACCAGCTGTCTGTTTTGCCGACAATTCTGACATTCCATACATTTTTATTGATGTTTTGGAGAATTGCTCTAATTTGTCCGTGTATTGACCAAAAGTATTAACAACAACATTCTGCACCTCAGTAAGATCAGATGAAATGTCTATGGCTTTTTTGAATCCACTTAATACTCTTTGTGCTGCCCAAAATGCCGCATATAGTTTTCCAACTGCTGAAGCGAGACTCCATATATGTTTTCTGGCATTTTTAGCACTGCTGCCCATGCCGGCAAAACTGTTTTGTATGCCTCTGCTTGCACTTGCCGTTCTACTTCCTTGTGCTGCCAGATTTGCAAGTGCATGAGTCATTTGTATTACATTTTGTGACACTTGTGGTGCTGTAGCCATAACTTGCATAAACTTCTTAAGTTCTGCTGCAAGCGCCCCTAGTCCACCTACGGTTTGTGTGGCTTTTACTCCTACTGACGCAAGATTGCCAAGTGCAGTGGTCATTTGTATTGTTCCAGCGGATAATTGTGGTGCAAGCGCCATGGTATTAAACAGATTGCGAAGTACCACAGATAATTGTGGTAATGTTGCTGATACAACGCTTGCTTTTTGCCCGGCATTGGCAAGTCTGCCAACTGCATTCGTAAGCTGAATTACATTTGTGCTAACGTTCTGGGCGCCTTGCAACGTGCTAGATAAACCTACAATCGCATTTCCAAGCTGACCTATGGCGTTTGTATTCATGCCGTTAATGTTCGAGTTAGACAGCCTTGTAATGGAATTAATGAAGTTCGTAAGACCCTTGTTGTTGAACTGCATGTTTCCTAATACTGATATACTGGAAGCAAGAGGGCTTATGCTATTTGCAACCGCTGTAAGTTTTGCGCTGTTAATATTTTCAAATTGCTTTATACCTTTGGCAGCTCTGTTAAAATCAGGCATTTTTACATTTTTTATTGCATTCATGCCCTGTGCAAGCTGGTTCATGCCCTGTGCAAACTTGGCTATACCATTACTATCAATTCCTTGCAATGTCTTAGACAGTGTGCCGAGCTTATTTGACAGTTTATCTACTGCATTAACTGCTTGAGTTGCACTTGCATGTATTTTAACTTCAAGATTATCTACTGTTGCCATGTTCCACCGCCTTGTTGTAATAAAAAAGACGGCAAAAACATCAGTCCTTGCCGTCAATCATATTGTATGTCCTATCCCATTCTTGCTTTGCCTTTAATCGTTCTTCAATAAACTCATTTCTAAGTCTATTTACCCTATCTTCTTCATTTTCCATAAGTGGAGCTTTAAGATACTCTGAACTTGCTTTCTTGCCGTTAAGGCAATGATCTATTGCAAAGCAAAGAGCAGACCTGATATACGTTCCTACCCACGCATAAATTTGAGAATCGTTTTCCTTTTCTGCCATATGGTAGGCTTTTTCGTATGGTTCAAGCTCTGCTGGGCAAGACTTGTCAATATCCTCAACTGTAAGTCCATAGCCTTTGGTCATCATTAACCAACGGGGGCGTATTTCATTACAGTAATTTTCGTAATTAAAGTCTTTGTTATCCTGTTCAAGGATTATTTCTGTGCCTGATTCTGCACTTTTGCTGTCTCTTCCTCGAACAGTTTCTTTAAAAAACCATTGTGAAGCATCTCATTTGAGACATCCTCCTGAAGTTTAAGAAAATCTCCATTTTCCTCGTCTACAAAATGGTCAAGCATATCCTCAACCTTACTAAGCTGTTCGTCACGGCCTTTTCCTGTAGTTAAGTTGTAACCAAACTCATCTGAATGATTAGCCTGTAATCCGGCAAGTAAAATTTGTGGCATTAACAAATACATTTGCTCCATCCCCTCTATTGCCCCAACTCCATCGTCTGTACTTGACTGCATTACTCCAATCCTTGCCAGCTTGCTGATAAATCCAGCCCTAGCTACTGCCTTATTACCAAACTTAATATTGTATTCCCTGTTATTCATTGTAATTGTCATAATATTTCCCTTTCCTCCTACTCTTAATAGGAAAGGGGCAGTCCGAAAACCGTCCCTTGTTTGCTTAATACGTATAATCAGCCGATTTTATATCTTCTGTATCGTCATCGCTCAGCACGGCTGTATCTGAGCGGTTTGTTATTCCCCCGGTGTAAAAGCTACCTTTGTATCAAAGCCAACAAGATCTTCGAGAATAAGGTTGATTTCAACTGTTAAAAGTTCATTCTGACCCTTTGGAGCCACTGGAAGAACTGATGGTGGCTGAGCCTTAATAAACTCTGCCTTGGTAAACCCAGGGGTGATCGTTTCAAACCACATAGATTTGCCTGTTCCCTCTAACTTTTTGTACTCTTCAAGTACTTTCTCCCATTCTGCAAGTGTATCTGGTGTCCAGTTTACTGTTACTGTATATGTATCAGATACAGTAGTTCTGCCAGATATGTTTCTTGTGTAAAAATCTTCAAGAGCAGATGCGTCAATAGCCTCTGGTTCTGCTGTAGCATCGCCAAGCTCATTGATTCTGGTCAACTGAGTAAATTTGGTCGGCTTTTCGCCTGCGACTGTTTCAACACCATAACCAAAAGTAATACCCAGTGAACTTAATCCTGGTACTGCCATGTCTTTACCTCCTTAAAAATGTGCATAAAAAAAGAGCCACATGGCTCTAATTGCTAACTATAATATTGTGTCACCAGCCCCAAACACACGGCTGAATCGCATGTTACATATATAAGTTCCACCATTAACACTGTATTGAGGTGTTCCGGCGACCGAAAATCTCATTTGTTTATATATGTCCGTTATTTTGGACACAATCTTTCTACATTCGCTGTGATTCTTGTTAGAAGTCACATCAACCTGTATTGTTTCTCTTACAGCGTTGATTGTCTGTCCCTCTAAATCTTGTCCCAACTCCATTCCAGGTAGTTCGTGAATATAGACTGTTGGGAACACTGCCGGTTGATCTGATTCACCTTTATCGGTAATATTAAGCGTTGGGTATTTATCCTTAAGTTGTTCTGTTGCTTTGACCTTGACAATGCTATATATTGTCGGGCCAAGTTCTATTGCCCATGCATTATCCATTGTCAAACACCTCTTTCACAACATTCTTGACTTTTCTTTCAAGTTCACGAGCAGTATTGTACATATACGGCCTAGATGGCATACCCTCCGTAAACCACCAATGACCATTATCATCTTTGTAAAACCAGCCAATTCGACCATCTTTGAGTTGGTGGATTGTTTGACCGCTTGCATATTGCCAAGATACTCCCGGAGGTAATTCGCCTTTGTATGGTTTCTTTTGGCCTATAACACCAGTTCCAAACTCAACAAATGCTGCGTGATCTGTTCCGGCTACAACCGCCCAAATATGACTACCATCTGTATCTGTAACACACTCTGATTGTATGCTTTCAATCAATTCACCCTTAAAGATGGCGTCTAAGTTTGCTAATTGTACTCTAGCAACTTCTACACCATCATCAGCCAATCTTTCAGCGATAATGGCACATTTATGGTCAAGCCTTGCTTGATAGGCTTTAAGCTCCTTGATTGCATTCTGCAAACTACTTGCAGACAAAGATACATCTATTGTTTTTTTCACTTGACCACCGCCTTGAGGACATATTTTGTTGACCGCAAAGCTGGCTTAACTCCTACAACTGTAAAATCAGCAGAAGTTTTATCAATATAGCCATCCTCTGTGTATTCAACTTTGCTATCAAGCCATATAATGTCACTTTTTTTGATAGGGTATGCTCCTCTATCGGTAACTATGATTGCGTCAAAATCGTTGACATCAAAGCCATATTCTTTCGCTTGTGCCTCGCCGCCAGAGAAAGAGATATTAGCCCTAAATGATATAGGCTCTTCGTATGATATTTCCTTATGGTCTATAAGAGGTATTTTTTGTCCCTCTTCTGTGATGAAATACTTTATATTGCCATCATCATCTTTTTCATATATCTCTACTTCTTTGCCATAAGAAGCATATTTCATAGATTGCTTATTGATCTCAAGCGACATTACTTCACATCCTTGCCAAATCGCTTCCAAAGCTCAGACAGTTTTTCCCAACCATACATCGCCACAAATGCAACTATAAATCCGGCTAGGATAGCCGCAAGAATCATATACCAAAGTATTGTCATATGTATGTACTGCATATAGGCAATAAAAGTCACAACGGTAATGCCTATGGACAGCACAAGCACCAATATGTCGGTTGGTATCTTCTTAAATACACCAACGCCCTTGATTACTTGTGTAATTACTGCCACAACAAATGTAAGTGCGCCTATGACAGACATTATAATAGCCATATTGGCTACAAGACTCTGTATAACATCCATTTTTACACCTCCTTGTTTTCGTTGAGTCGTGCTTCCATTCCATCTATGCGATGATGAAGCGACTTAACACTTTCCTCAACTTTAATAATCCTGTTGTCATGGGAATTAAGCTCTTTTCTCATTTCCACAACTTCATCTTTTATGTCCTTAGTGTTGCTAGATATGGCATCTAACTTCATATTTATGCGGGTGTTTTCTCGGACTCTATCCTCTAGGTCTGAATTATCAGTTCTTCTATTATTCTTGATATTCAGCACAAGGCTGACAATTCCAAAAAAAATAGAGAAAGTAACCGATATGATGCTGATAATTATTGCTACTGGCATATATCTACCGCCTTTCTCTTATGTTTGCATACTGCCCACCACCACCATAATGTATGCCCTCTGCTACCGTTAGGTAACGCACAATCTTCTATAATATCTCAACAAACGGGAACACATCAGCTAGCAGCTTATTTCTGTCAATCCAACTACGACTGACTCCATTTTCGCCATAACTTGCCATGTATTCCTCACCAGCTTGAGATAAGTCGTATACAACCAAATTGACTATGTTGGTCGTATATCGTTTCATATCTTCTTCTATTTGCTCATCTGTGTAATCAGATGGGTAATTACGCTTGTTGCGTATTTCCTGCTTAATTTCCTCAATATGCTGCTCTATTCTTGGATTATCCTGTAGATCAGTCCACTTGATAGAGCCATCGTCACCGACTCCATATTGACCTTTTCGTATTTTGACTTGCTCTACCAATGTGTATTCCATGACTACCTCCTACAAAGCAAAATGAGCTATAAGCACTTCTTTTAATGCGCCACCTGTCATGTTTTCGGCATTATCTATGCCCTCTGATATTGCAAGCGCTTTTAGATCGTCTGTTGACATTCTGTTGATCTCGGTCTTGGTATGAATAGCAACATCAGAATCAGTTTTTTCTGTTTCTGGTTTGCTTGTTTCCGGAACGTCATTTCTGGCATCATACCATACCCCATCTTTTACAACGATATAGGGATATATCATAAGTTGCCCTCCTACTCGTGATGAACTTCAATTACGGCAGTGCTATCCATATTCTCGTATGATGGAAGAACAACCTCAGACGCAAATGTTGACATCTTCATTGGTGGACCGTACTCTGTCTTTGTAGCAACTGTAATTCCTGTACCATATTGGGTTACATCGACATTTGCTACCTGTCTTGCAGTTCTCTCTTCTGGTGTAGTACCAAACCATGTATTGCCAAGATTACCCTCTGGAAGAAGTGTAACCTTATTATCCGGATAGAAATACTGTTCATTGCCCTCATCGTCAATGTACATCTTATCGTAAAGCACGATAGTAAGTTTTGCCCTCTTCTGCACAACTGACATAACAGCATCGTCATCGACCTCAATAGTTGCTGTAAGGTTCTGTGCAAGGATTGAGTTTCTTATCTGTGCATTGTCAAGAAGATACTGGAATGTATTACTATTCATAAGTGCATACTTAGCAATCTTGCCATTCTTCTTTAACTTTTTACGTGCTGTGTTAATATCTGTAAGCGGCTTTGAATTTTCTGTGTCGCTCCACATGCTTGTTCCATCAAGTTTGATGTAATGATCCGTAGTGTATGATCCGTCAGAATCATAATCATAGGAGTACTGAACACCGTCGCTCTTAATAGTGATAACTGGATGTCCATTTACCGTAGAAAGAAGAGCCATTCTCATTCTCTCTGGAACAACCTCTGCGCCACTTACAAGTCTGCTTGTGTCGTCATATACCGCACTAAGAGCACTTGCAAGGTATGGATCATCAGCAGTGTTTGCTCTTTCTATTTCAAGCATTTCTGCCTCGCCTATGGTCATTCCCTCACGGAAAAATGCCATCTGTGTTTTTTCCTTAGAAAGTCCCTCTCTAGCTCTGATTGTTGGAATTGAATCAAAGTTAGATGGTGCAAGAGATACAGGAAGTCCCTTATGTGTTTTTATCCATTGCAGGTCAAGTCCCTGTTTCTTTCTCTCTGGAAACCACTGTAATCCAAGATATGGAATCTGATTACTTGCGTTTTCTGTTGCTGACAGCGCAATTGACTTACTGTCAATAACTTCATTTACTAGCATATTTTTTTACCTCCTGTAATTACTCAAATACGATCATTGGCAGAGCCGTTTTGACTGCTGCATCGTATGTTACTCCTGAATGTTTTTCTGCAACCGCTGTATTGAGATATGCTTTCTTAAGAAGAACTCCCTGTGGTCTATCTTCTGTTACATCAAATCGAAGTATGCCAACCACTGTTGCTGTGTTATCAACCTTGCCATCTTTACCGATTGGAGTTCCAGCTTTAACTGTCTTTTTGCCATTCACCTTTGTTGTAACTTCTTCAAAATCCAAAGTAAGAGGTATAGCCTCGTTTGGCTCTCTCTTGAGAATTTGCACATCACCTGAGTATGTTGTTTTTTCATACTGCATATTCATACTTGGCATCTATATTTCCCTCCTTAAATTAAATGTAATGTTTCAAAATATCATTTTTTCTATTTTGATTTTCAATAAGACCGGCAGCTATTTTTTCTGCCTCCGTCTTTGTGTCACTTGAATTGCTACCTGTACCACCATTACCCGGCGGTGTTGAGCCATTGGCTATCTCCTTCTCTTTAGCCTGGGCAGCGGCAGTTTCTTTATCTGCGATAATCTTTCCAAGAGCGTCATAATCCATGGAACCATCATCCTTAACCACTAGCTTTGCCTGTTCAGCGGGAATCTTAAATTTCTCGGCTGCACTTGTTCTCTGGCTTGCAATTGCCTGTGTCTTTTCAAGCTCTGCTATCTTCTTCTGAGCATCTTCAAGAGCTTTGGCATTTTTTTCCGCCTCAGACATACTCTGCCCCTTTAAATCCTCATATTCTTTTTCGATAGCTTTGAGTCTTTCAAGTTCTGTGTTGTTCTTATTTGCCTTTGCATTAGCAGATTGAACGTCCTTACCATTTTCAGCCATGACTTTTTCGATCTGCTCATCGGTCAAACCCATTGATACTAAATCTTCTCTTTTCATTGATTACCTCCGTATGTCTACGTTTTTATACGGTGCAACGCCACCGATTGACATTGCCGTTTTCTACGCTCACGGCACTTGCGAAATTTTGTATAAAAAAAGCAACCACAAACGTGATTGCTAATTTCCGATTATATTGTTGTATTGCTCTTCTGTTATCAGTTCTTTATCACAGGCTTGCTTAACCATTTCAGCATTCCATATATGATAGACTTGATACCACTTTTTTATTTTTTCATACATAGGCTATTCCTTCGTCAGCAGTGTGTTAGTCATCATTGCTGTATATGTTACTTGTGCGTCTATACGTTCAATATCAGACGGTATTTTGGCTGGCTCATAGCCGTCATACTTCTGAGGATTGTTGTTGATGTCTTGGAGATCAAGACTTTCAACAGGAGCATGAAACTGTGTTCCATCATATTCATAGTAGGTATGTGTTTTTGACTGCTCTCCGGGTTCTGCATATTCCTCTGTCTTAACTCTTTCATTAAGACATAAGTACACCCATGCTATTCCTTTGGTATCTATTTTTATGACAACTTCTTGCTGTGGTTCTTCTGCTCTTACTATCATTGCTTATCACCTTCCATCCATATACATCTGTTATATATTTAAGGCTATGTTAAGGGGAACACCCCTTAACAATCCCCCTAAAAGCTTTTTAATCGGCCGACAAGAAATTCCAGTACGCCCTGCCAAGCTCGAACCAGCAATACAAGGAACAAAAGCCCGCACGCGCGCCATCCCAGAGATAACCGCCCTGATAATATTCTCTAGTTCCACTAGCGTTAGCACCACCGGCATAAAGAATATCCTTATTGCCTAGACCACTATTAGCCACTTGATTTGTAGGCAGCCATGCTCCATAATTCTGCTCTACATCGCCTGTCCAATAATCTGAACCTTTGCCGTCTGTGCTTGCCGCAATATTTCCAACAAGCAAGTAGCTTGATTTTATAGTGCTTTCATCTGTAACATGCTTTATTCCCTTAGGAGCAACATACACATCCTTAGAATAATCAGATTTAAACACCATTACGGTGTCAGATGCTATTGTTCCACCACCAACCATATACTCAACACCCTGTATCCTGCAAGGATGTTTTCCGTCTGAATTGCTAGCAGGAGAACCATCATGGTGTCCAATTACGGTATCAGTATCACCACTATGTGCGTGCATTGACGTCATGTATATCTGTCTTTCGCCAACCGGTAGAGTATCAAATGGTTGGCAGTCAAGATATACCGCCTTATTGCTATCATCAAGTGTTTCTATTGCTGTGATTTTTACATCATCAGCATAAGCATGAACACTTGATACACCTCTATCAAGTGAGCCAGAAGTATCAGCATATCCGACAGATGCGTATAATCCTACTTGCAAATTACCAGCCTGTGCATTTGTAACTGGGGAATAATTATGCTTATCTGCTGATTGCACGCTTGCTGGATATTGTATATTCCAACTTGTTACACCCGCCATGCTATCTTGACTTGACTTGTTTGCATACTTGATAAGGTTAAATATCTGTGCAAATGCATATCTGTCTGAGCCAGCTCCGGTATAGCCGGTGCCTTTCTTGCCATAGTTGGTTATCATGTTTTGATAACTTTGATTTCTTGTGACTTTGCCTCGCTGAGAATGCAGTAACCCATCTGAGCCTGTAACACTTAAATATCTTGACTGAATGAAATAAGGCATTATCGTGCCATCTGCACGTACCGCTTGTTCCCATGGTTTAAGTCCAAGTTCTTCGTGCGGTGTGTCGGATATAACAAGCTCTCTGTACTCGTCTGACACGTCAAGCCAAGCGTAGTAAAATGTCATTTGCATGGCGCCCATGTCTGCATCGCCATCTGTTTTGTAGGTGCTGTCGCCCACAAATGCCGTAGGGTATGCAAAACCATCATCGTATCGCTTATAATTGACTTCATACCATTTGAATAATGGTATGTTTTCGTAATCATCTTGATTTTCTACTGTGTCCGTAGACGGTACGCAAACAAGACTTTTATTATCCCTTGTTTTTTCACACAAAGATGTAGGATTTGATGCTGACTTCGGAACTTTAACTCCATATATTTTGCCTGTTCTTTGCAAAGAAAAGAACTTGTCAAGTAATATGTCATTAAGATTATCCACAGTGTCCTTAATTGCATTTATAGCATCACCAGTTGCTTTTGCATCTGCCGGTGTATCTTCAATAGTCAAGGTCTTGTCCGTAGGCACTGGATTATCCTTAAAATACTGCTCTACGATCTACCTTATCTGGTCATCGGTAATACCACCCTTTTTAATTTTCTTATTGAGTAATGCGTATACTTCATCTGCATTCATCTGCGCACCTCTCTATTCCTGTTTTATCCAACTCTCGCCGTCAAACTTATATAAGTCTGTCGTGTCTATCATGTAGCACGAGCTACCAAGTGACACATATGTTGGTAGCTTATCTATATCCTTAGACAAAGCGTTGTATTCTCTGTAATTTCCTTTAGGCTCTAATGCGGTAATGCTACCCATATCCGGCACATCATCACCTGGTTCATACACTTGTCCGTCTTGGACTACCGTATATCTAGTCACCATTGTTATTACCTCCGTTGCCAAGATTATCTATTATCTCTTGCGCTTTTTGTTCCTGTTGCTCTGCATCATCTATAGTTAGATATAACTTATCCAAGCATTTTTTAGACAGTAAAAATGTTTTTTCTGCGTCCCCCCACAATCCAACAGTCTTGATTGCGACAAGTGGATGTATTCCAGCCTGCAATAGAACAACCAGAGTCTGAGCTTTGGTGTACATATTATCCTGTGGGCTATGATTTATCTGCACTGAAAAATCTCTAACTGTCAACTTCAAATTATTTGCATACAGTCTGATTGCGTTAAGTGCAAGCTTAGCAAGTCGTTTTTCCGATGTTGCAACAAGCGGGTCTTTTAACTTTGTTCGTGTCTTACTAAAATCCCAGCCATTTCTTAACTCGACAGCTCCTTGTGTATCTCCACCTGTGTTACCTTGCTTGGTTGGAATTGCAAGAATGGTCTGCACGTTATCCCATAAGTCGTCTTTGGCAACCTGAGTCTGAGATTGATTAAGTTCTTGCGACATAACATCTACATCAGCGTTGTTGACGCCGTTGGTTGACTTAACAACCAAGGCACCCATTTCTTTCATGGCTTTAAATTTGTCCGTGTCAACGTCACAATTAACAAACTTAATCCACGACTGCACAAACTGTTCTATGCTATCCATTCTGTTAGATTGCATGTTATTTATTGCGTCAAGCATATCTATTACAAGCTCTATGTCACTTATTCTTTCGTGATTATTAGGGTACTCAACAATCGGTATATCTCCGTAAGCGTGTAATCTCCAGTCTACAACTGTACTGTTATATATTTTGCACTCATGTGTGGCTGTGTAGCATTGCTTATACCACTTACCATCACTGTCCTTAAGTTCTGTGACGGCAATCATCGGTTCTTCGGTGTTACTGTTGTATATGATAAAGGTATTGAGTGGACAAGGTGTAACAATCCTAAACGGCACATCACCGTTTGGGTTAAACTGGATAGCTTTAAATGCTGTACCAGTGGCAGATTGCCATTCGCCAGCCTTTATGTCCTTATCTTGCTTACAAGCGTCTACCATGTAATCATTCAGATCGTCAACCGCATTATTGATTGCATCATCATCTTTACGGCTGATATACTGTACCGGTTCTCCGTAAGTTTGTCCGACTTTGAATTGGACAATTTCATATGCATGATTTTCTACGATGTAATTGATTACATCGTCACGAATTACTTTGATTCTGTACCTTATTGGTTGGTCGCCTTTGTAGTAATTCCATAAATACTTTATAATTGGCTTATTCCAGTTAAATACTCCTATACACTCACCGACTACATTCACAATATTATCCGGTGTAATGGTGTCTACATTGGTATATGCTATTTTTCTACCATAGTGGCCTCTTACAAGGTCTTGCAAATGTAATCTGTTCATGTCAACTCCTACTTCATGAGTTCATTTACTCTCTTTTGAATCTTATCAGGATCATATCCTGCTGCCTTAAGCCTATCGATACGTTCCTGTCCGTTGCCCCAGCGACCAGCAATGACCTCATGTGCAACTGCATTGATGATCTTATCCTGTGTAATTTGTGATGTCTTAACAAGCTTGTTTACTGCAGCCTGTACCTTGTTGTAGTCATATCCAGCCTTGGTAAGCCTTGCCTTGCGATCAGTACCATTGCCCCACTTGCCGGCAAGTACTTCCCTTGCGATCGTATTGACACTCTTCTTTACCGGCTTAATAGTGGCAATCTTCACAGCCTTAGTAGCCAGCTTGCGCCATGATGCTGCACTGATATATGCCTTGTTAAGATCAAGGTTACCGTCGTAACCTGAGAGCTTTCCGACAGATGTGTACTGTCTGAGTAAACAGTTATAAGCTCCCTCGTTCCACGGATGTTTCTGATAACCAGTCTCAACATAGTCTGGGTACTGAGCCACCCACAGGCCATATCCAGCCTTTTTTACGGCGCTCATAGCGCTCTTCTGAATATAGATAAGTGGCTTAATGCCTGTCTTCTGATATACGTAGTTACACCATTTCAGACACCACTCAAGATCATTCTTGCCAAACTGAGGGTTATTCTTTGCTTCCCAGTCAAGCACAAGAACGGCTTTGCCGATATACTTCTTGACGTATGCAAGGAAGTAGTCAGCCTCTTTTTGTACGTCACCGCCATTGGCGTAATGATATGCACCCAGCAGCTTCTTTTTCTTCAAAACAGCATCACAATGCGCTGCAAAGTATCTGTTCTTATAGCTTGTTCCCTCAGTTGCTTTGACAATACAAAAATCAAAAGGAACTTTGCTTAAATCTATATTTTCATCGCCTTGCCAGGCACTAATATCTATTCCGTTCATTGTTTGTACCTCCTTTTACATTAAAAAAGCACCAGTAAAGCTACTGGTGCCTCCAAAGGGTTTATGAGGTTTGAAAAAGTATGAGAAAAAACAAAGTGTTTATCAATCAACTTGTTCATGATATATTATATAATATGTTTTATGGGACATTCTAGGACATTTAAGGACTACTTATATGTGTTTCCCCATTTTTGTTCAAATTCCTGCAATGCTTTACCGTGTCTTCGTATAATTTGCTTGTAACAATAGTTCATCTCTATTGCCATTTTTTCAAAAGTCTTTTGCTCAACGTATCTCGAAAATAAAATCTGATAAGTCATTTCGTCAGACATACTATCTATCTGGGATATAATTATTCGTTTGTTGTCAATGTATCTATCAACAAGCATGTCTATTTCATTTTCCATTTGCTCAATTTTAGACACAATTTTGTCCATGGTGTCATAACTAGGTGATGACTGCACTCTTTCATCATTTTTGGCTGCTGATACACTGCAAGCCATAGATCTATACTGTGCAAGCTCCACTAGCTTATTATTGATAAGTCGGTCATATCTGCCTATTTGTTGCAAGTATTCCTTTGTTTCCACTAATCAATACCTCCTAAATGGGTTAATTGCAGGTTCTGCAATTGCATATTCGCCCCCGATTCCATAAATCATATCGCAAAGCTGTGCAGTCGCGTCAACACCATCATCATGTTTATTTTTTCCCTCTGTTTTATACATAATAATATTTTGAAAATATTTATTATATTCTTTGGTTCTATGTTTTCTATCAATAAAATACAGTTTTCTTATGTCCGGCGCATGATTTCTAATTCGATCTAACTTTGATATGGTATTTGGAGCTGGATCATGAGTTGCATTAACCATTGCGCCAACTTTAGACCATTCCTTTTCGCAAAGTATTCTATATTCCGCGGTTGTTTTTGTTTCCTCAAAGTGGACTTCTGCCGTTTTCGGAGCCCACTTTCGTAAATGCCAAGCAATACGATTAACAACTTCTGGTATTGTAACTTCTTTATCTCCATCGTTGTAAACAGCATCGGTAACATAATAATTATTGTCATACTGATAGCAAATCGGCATAGCTACAAAATCGCCACCACCATAGGCAGGATCAACTGCTGCAAATATTCTATCCGGAGCTCTATCTGGTAAATCTTCTGGATTAAAAAACTGCATATTATCTGTGCTAAACAATGCTCCATGTCTTTCGATAGGCGTTTGCTGATCTTGCGCATACCATGAGGCCATATCATCATTTTCCTCGAAAGATGCTCTTATCATCAAGTAATCCTGTGTAGAATATCCAAGATTATATGGATAATCAAAATTACTTTCATCATTTTCATTCAGGGCTGGTATGATTATTGCTCTCCATCGTCTCTGTGCATATTCCGGGTTATTTTGCAACAAATTAAGCCTACGCCCCTGTACATCTCCAGGAGCCCATCTTGTACCCATATTTATTAGTTTTGCTTTACGTTTAAGACGTTTCATAAAATTGTTGTCAAACTTTCCCCACACGGTAGCTTGTCTATCTTCCGACAGTGCTTCTTCAATACCACTAAATAAATCATCATCAACAGCCATACCGGAACAATCACACGCTCCATTCAGAGTTCCATAAATAGACCTCATTGTGAATGTTGGGTATGTCTTTTTTCTAATAATATCTATAGTGGTATCTTTACCATCTGTAATAGGTCTCTTTACAACGTTTTTAGGGAACATTTCTCCGTATGTGTATGTTGGGTCAAGAATAATTTCCAGAAGCCCATCGTAAAATCCGCCAGTTATTTTGTCAGAATATGCAGTATACAAATTAGATTGTTCAGGGAATTTTGACCCATACCACAAAAAGCCCAACTTCACTATTTGTGTCTTTCCAATTCTTGAAGGGCAGTTAACAAATAATTCGTCTAATTTATCATCTACAAGGTCTTGTATTCCATTTGCCACTTGTCTCAACGGATTTATTCTAGGCTGATAAAATCTTTCTTCTATCGGTCTTTTGCGCTCCAAATACAGCATAAAACTTTCAAATACTTCATTGGATTCCGTAAGAAGTGTTGAATAATATTGATTGACAAGCTCTATCTCTGTCTTGTTTGCCTGGGCGAATTTCTCTATTTCCCAGATGTCCATGCCAAATTGTTTCAAGCAGAATTGATTCACGATTGACTTTGACCTTGCCGTACATTCAAGCATTGTAGTGATATCACCATCATTTTTGGCTAGTTGGCAAGTATCAAGATAGGCATTGATAATTGTTTCATCTATGCCCCGAATATCTATGTATTTTTCGCAATCCTTAATCAAATTCTGTAATTCAGACATAAAAAATAGCACCTCGCTAAAAAGCAGAGGTGCTACGGCCTCTGCCTATAATTTTTCTAGGGTAGCGACCAACTCTATTTGTTGGTCGGAAACATATAAAAATCAAGTCCTAATAAATCAGGATCTAACTTCTTCGCATTCTTACCTATCGGTGAGCATTTGTACACGGGTTTCCAAGAATCCTCATACCACCTATCCATTTGAGCAATAACACTTTTTGCATAATATGTAGGTTTGCTCATTGTCTTTGTACGGTTGCATAAAACCTCTTGATAGTTCTCGATTATAAATCGACAATCATTGCCATCGTATTCATAATCTCTGTAAAATTGATAAAATGTTTTTAAATTTTTAACAAAATTAATTAGTGTTTTCATTCTTCATAAACCTCTCAAAATTCTTCTCACATTTTGAACATAATTCATACTTTTTATTTACATGTTCAAAAGCGCAAATTATAATATTTCCTCTTTCATCATCAAGACCAAAGGATGGAATTTCATTTGGGGAAGTACCATATTCAGAAAAATTTATTATCCCCATTGTTTCTGTGGTTATTTCTTTTCCACACCTGTCGCAAGTGTGCCATTCTCTTTCATGTTTCATTGAATCTCTCCCATGATTGTGGCAAATACTCCACAGTTCCATCATTTTCCGACTTTTGCCATCCACTATCGCTACTGTAGTTATCACGGCAAATAGCACCTGTGCGTGATACCACAATATAATTGCCACCTTTTTCAGGATTGCCACGTCTAAAGTGCTCTTCTGTGTATTCTTGTTTACGATTGTTCACCGTCATTATTATTCTCATTCCAATACACCTTAAACCCATGCTTTTTATATTCTGCAACCGCATTTTTAAGGCTGCCTATATCTTCATATTTCTCGTTTAGCATAATTGCTTTGTCATCCTTAACTACGGCATATATGCCAAATTTAACAGCCTTTGACGCTATTTTGAGAACTCCTCTAAAGCCTTTTCTATTCATCGTGTACACGCTAGCATCAATATTAACTATCATTCCTCCACCAACTTTCAAATCAAACCCAACATATACAGAATGTCAACCCCCGATATTTCCTCCGTGCCCTCTCTTGTGTGCATAAGAATTTCTTTAAGTTTTTCATTTTCTGTATTGTTGTATTTGTCTTTGTTATACGCTTCTGAAAAACAATAATATTTACAATATCCGTAGCCTACCCCAAGTCTGTTGCTGTAAATGCTCTTTCCGACAATATCGCAATATTTTGGTACTTTTAAAATATCGTGTTTTTCATCTAGAGTACATTCCTTTTGTCCTGCTTTTAGCTTTGATTGAAGATATTTCAGAAAACTTCGTATATCCTGTTCTGATTTGGAAATATATAAAATAGTTTCATTCATTCTTACACCAATTTTCTAAGCACCATTCATAAACATATTTCCAAAATGGAAATCATTTAGTGCTTTTTCTAATTCGTCTTTGTACCTAAATGGACTTAAAGGGCTTGTTATTTCTTCTCTCAAAGCTGGCATTGCCGCATCTATCGAAAAGCCTTGTGTAGCACTTGCAAGATTTTGTTGTGGTAACTCTGCAAGTGCGCACTCTACCATTCTTTTATTATTACAATCATCTCTTTCAGGGCAAGTTTTGCACTTCTCTGATATTTTACTTAAGCTCTGCATTCTTCCACCAACTTCCTGCCACAGATAGGGCAATAATTTATGTCAAACTGCCCCGACCCATATTCGTTTCCACTATTGTCGTAGGACAGATGCCAGTTATGTGTATCGCCAACTATCATTGCATTTCCGTATGTATAACCATTTTCTATCTTTTGGCGTTTGCCATTGCAAAATTCACACATTTTACTTCTCCTCATATAGTTTTAATGTGCCGTCAGCATTGTATATAGGTATCATGAAACTGCTAGATTGACCATATTTGCAAAGATACATAACGCCTGTATTTTTGTCATACATGACTTCTGTTTGTTGTGATAGATTTTCATAAATCACAACCAAGTCTATATATTTATTTGCAATAGAACTTTGTTCTGGTTCTACATCATGCCCGGAACAACCAGTCAACATAGTTAATGTCAATGCCATTATCAGTGCAATTTTCTTCATTTTTTCTCCTTATCTTCAAAAACAAACAACGTGTCCGGGAATGGTTCTCCGCTAAATAGCATATTGAGGTATTTCAAAAAGGTTGGAGTACTCATTCCGGCTATCTGCGCAGCTTTAGCCTGTGTGACTCTGCCAGCCATATATTCTGCTACTGCCTCCGAAAACTTATCCGGATCACATCTATGTACACCACCAGCCATATTTCACCTCGTAATAACATTTAGCAAATAGCAGAGATGGGATTTGAACCCATGACCTCTAGCTTATGAGGCTAGCGAGCTGCCAGACTGCTCTACTCCGCGTCATTATACATACGGCATACTATATAGCCGCATGCCGGGGCTTGTGATTATTTACTCTGGGAGGAGTATTCGACCGCCTATACGGCTACAGTTGGCATTCTGTAGGCTGATTTTCGCAAAACACTCACCGGGCCTGGTGACGGTCCTTTATTCAGCATTCCGCTAGTGAGTGAAAGGGGCACAAATGAAACAAACATTTGTCCGGTCAAGGTAAAAGAATTTGAAAACCTTAACCGCATGAACGATATGGGACTCGAACCCATGGCCCATAGATTAAAAATCTATTGCTCTCCCAACTGAGCTAATCATTCACATTCGCCTTGTATGGTCTCAAGGCTCCCATGGTTAGTCATGGTGGACTGTATAGGTGGAAAGGCTACTTGCGACAACTGCCTATACTCAGTAACGGGGCTAGAGGGATTCGAACCCTCGGATGCAGGAGTCAAAGTCCTGTGCCTTACCACTTGGCAATAACCCTATTTGTATTTCTCCATTTCATTAACACTCATACCGACTATTCCGGCTGATTCATCACTGTCGGTATGCTTAAAGTATTCTCCACTTTGCGGCCACATATATCTGAACATAGCATAATTGGCAACATCAAGGAGATATTCCGTATTTCCTGTCTCTTTAAACTTTGCAAGACATTTTTCAAGGCTGCCTATTGCGTCAACATTGCCTGTGGCAAAATTTCTTCCAGCTCTGCCATACTTATAATGACTTTGAACCACTAAAGCCTTGCGTTTTTCATCAAATTGTAAACTGTAGTCAGTTTTCAGAATATCATCAGTCACACTCATTGTTTTTGCCCTCATAATCCAAACATACATGTTCAGGTTCAACATAATCTGAATAATATTCGCTGTTCTGATTGTTACAAACCTTATCACCATCTTCTGTTATGCAGTATTCACAATTGCTGCATTTATCTTTCGCCATAGTGATTACCTCCCAATGTTTAGTTATTCTTGCTGAGATTTATTCCAAACGCCACAGCCTTAATTAAAGCAATTATACCCAACAATATATATATCCAAACAGGGGCATTAAGTTTTATTGCAATCCAAAGCAAGATGATAAGCTCAATCATATGTCGTCCTCCTGTTTGTGGTTGGCTCTCCAAGTGTCAAATCCATCCGGATATCTACTTTCAAGTTTTTCCTTGTTCGTCTGCATAACATCATCAAGGGTAAAACCACTTGCATCACAGATCATGGCAACATACCACATTACATCGCCGCATTCTTTCTTCAAGTGATTTATGTCTATGCCTTTTTCGTGAAATACGCCCTTTTTAACAAGATCAGCAACTTCTCCCGACTCGCCTGTAAGGCCTATAACACCATTAAGCAGTTCAGCAACGTCTATTCCATTTGTTGTTGAAACAGCATTAAGAAGTCTATCTCTATTCCTGCCATCATTTGTACGCATGGCCGCCATTTGATATTCAATTCCGTTCATTTTGTTCCTTTTGGGGATTTTATAGTTTTGTCTGATGTGATTAAAGAATATCTATCTGACCGATAGATAACTATTATGTATGTATTATATACACATTATTTGGATTTTGTCTATATTTTTTTCTGAATTGCGATTATATCGTCTATTGGGACTTTAAACAGTGCTGATAAAATTATCAGATTGTCAACTGTAGGTATTGATTTCCCTTTTTGCCACTTGTATATCGCATTTGGATTTGTAAATCTAAGTATGTTTTGTAAATCCTTAACACTTAGTCCTTGTTGTTTTCGATAGTATACTATGTTTTGGCCTGTTTTACACATGTCTATAACAGGTATATCAATCATATATTCTCACCAACCCTATGCTTATTTGTTTTGCCATTATGTGTAGGTTTATACTTGATATATTTATATGTGGCTGATAAGGCCTTTTTTATTTTAAAAATATTTGGGGGGCTTAGTAGGGGCTCTCCTGGGATCCTGTCACACCCCCACCCCCTCCAGCGTTCTTTTTTAGCACTCGTTTTGTCTAAGTGCTAATATTGCTTGAATTGTTCGCGCAATTTGCCATTATGTCGCCTATGCCTTTGTATCTATTCGCAAAACCCACGTTTCACGCACAATTATGTATTTATTCCGTGTTGTTACCATCAAAAAGTGGCTTATTTCCTACGTTTTCAGCCCGTCTTAAATTGTTTGAATTGTTCGCATAATTTGACACAGTGCAATCAACTTCTATGGTCTCCGCCTGCGCTGAATTGTCTGGGAGTTTTGCACAATTTGATTCTAGCATTTGCCGCACATCGGCAGCAGATAAAGCCGGCTTTTCTACGCTCTCATGGCTCACGCCTGGCAAATTCCAGCTAAACCGCCTGTTCATAATCATAGCCATAGCCACTGGATTCTTGTTACTCCACAATTTTGATTCGCCGGAATCCTCGTATTCTGTAATCAGTTTTTCATAAATTTCACGGGCCGATGGGTCAAGCACCCTCGCGCCTCTGCCCCAGTCCCATATGGTATCATGTTTAATACCAGTTAATTTACAAAAACCACTTATAGTACAACCTTTATCA